CGGAGGGGTCGGCCTCGAAAGCGTCGATGGCCACGCTGATGGCGTTCACGTCAGTGGCGCCCAGCATGCTTTCAATCGGGGACACGCCCCGGCCGATGGGGCCGTCGATGGGGATGACGCCCACGCCGTCGGCGGTGACATGCGCAACCGGGCGTTCGCCCAGGAGCTTGGCCAGCACGTCCGAGAAGGCGTACTTGTCCAGGCGGGCGGAGTATTCCGCGGCCTTGACTGGGTCGATTAGCATGGGCTCGAGGCCCTTCAATCCGTGGGTGAGGAAGCGCATGTTTTAGGAATTGGGTTCTTCTTCGGTCTCGTCGTCAATCTCCTCGTCGTCGTCCATGTCGTCATCCGTCTCGGGGACGGGCGCGGCGACAGGGGCGGGTGCAGGGGCCGGAGAAGACGGGGCCTGCATGTTGGAGAAGCGCTGCATGGCCTCTTCGAAGGCAACCTTGCCGGACGTCGCTTCGATAGTGTCCTTGGCGTAGACGATGTCCTGCACCAGCTCAGCAAAGGTCTTGCGGAAGTCGATGCCCCGCTTCTTGGCGATCGCGGAGAAGGAAGTCAGGCCAGCCTTGAGGTCTTCTCGGTCATTCGCGGAGTCGCGGCCGTTGTCGATGCTGGGGCTCTGGGGCACGCTGAACTCCACGTCCGCCCAGTTCGGGTCGTCGGGGAGAAGGCCGGCCGCGATGGCCGAACCGATGCGCCACTGCCAGTCGGGGATTAGATAACAGTCGTGCAGCATGCACTGCTTGTCGCCGACGTAGCGGTCAGCCTTGCCGAGCACCATGCGCACCAGCGCCGAACCAGCCTTGCTGCCGTCGTTCACCACCTCGTAGGGTAGGCCACCGCTGGCAATCTGCCGCGAGAGGATGGCATTGAACATGTCCATGCCCTGGCGGGGGAAGTTAGGCGCAACGCTCTTCAGGTCCTCGCCGGGCTCGAGCACGAGCAGCTTGCCGCCCATCTGCGAACCGATGTTCCCGAAGTCCGACGTGCCCATGCCGTTCAGATCGGCCTCCATGTTCTGGTCAATCGAGCCGCCATTTTTGGTGAGGACAGTGGGGACGTCCGTCACCTGCTTAGTCGCCCTAAGTTCCAGCTGCATGATCTCGACCTGGTCGGCCATCGAGTTGAGCGCCTGAGCCATGGGAGGCAGGCCGTGCGCCCCGCTCACCCGCTTGAAGTCCGCGATGTGCAGGTAGGTGCCAGCGGGCTTGAACTCGAACTGCCCTTCGCCGAACTGCACCCAGATGCCGCGCACCTCGCCGTACTTGCCGAAAACGAAGCCGTCCCAAGTGTCGGGCGTGACGTCCTTCGGGGCCGAAGGGCTCACCACGCGGTGGCCCTCGATGAGCTGCATGGTAGCCTTGCCCGTCGCCGGGTCGTTGACCTTGAGGGCGAAGAGCTCGCCGTCCACCGCCCAGGTGTTGATGATGATGCGCTGGACCTGCTCCCCGGTCTTGCCGGTCACGTCCGCCTTGCGGGTGTCGCGGTAGTAGTAGTCCTCGTAGAGGCGGGCCTTGGCAGGGTCGGCCGCCCGCGAGGTCGGGGTGCTGCCGTCGCCGACCACGTACATCACCATGTCGTTGACGTACTGAACCATGCTCGGGTAGTTCTTCTCCCCGTAGCGCGCCTTCTGCAGCAGGCTCTGGCGGTCATAGGCGCTGACATCCTTGCGGGCGTCCTGCGGCGTCGAGCCGTACCAGGCACGCCGGGCAAACGACATGCCCGCGTTCTGGAAGTTAGAGGACCAGCCCACCTGACTGGCCTTCGGCTTCGGCGCCTGAGCGCTGCCGGCCGTAGGGACTTGGACCTCTTTCTTGACGGACTTCTTGGGCATAAATCAAAAGACGCGGTTGTCCCAGCGGACGCTGATCACGGACCTGCGGCGCAGGCTCGCATACTGCTGAGGGTCCAACAGATAGAGAGCATAGTTGGCCTCGGCCAGCATGTCCTTCGGGGGAAGGGCCCACTGTTTCGACACGCTCGAACCGCTGTCGCTGTAGCTCACGATGTTCAAACCCTGAGTGATGGCAGAGACAGCCTTGGCCTTGATGGCCAGCAGCTCGTCTTCCGTCAGGCCAATTAGGAGTCCTTGAGTCGCCATGGGTCGGTTCTTAACCTTGGCGGAGAAGTAAAGGGAGACGGACCGGGGGTTCCAAGCACCCGCAGCGCCAAGCCATCAGCGCCACAAACAACATTTCCCCGGTCCGTCCTCGGTCCAAGGTGACGGCCTCCGGCAAGTCGTCAAGCATCCAAGGGCGCTTCCTCGCCGGCGCCGGACCGCCCGACGATGCCCCACCTGACGGCCACGAGCATGGCCATGATCTCGCAGTCTAGGGCGTGGTTGTCTTTCTTGCCAGCCGGCAGGACCCACATGGGTTTACCCGACCTGCTGTCGCGGATACGCACCTCGGCGTTCAGCTGCTCGGCGTAGTCGGCCACCGCGTCACGGGCGTAGGTGTGCACCTTGCGCACCCGCAGGCCAGAGAGCAAATCCTTCGCCGCCAGCGCCGAGAAGATCAGCAGCCGGGCCCGGTTCGTCTGCCCTGGCACCACGATGGCCTGCACGTCAGAGTAGAAGCGCTTTGTGGTTTGGTTGCCCGAACCCTTCACAGTGAAGTCCTCGTTGCCAGAACCCTTCGAGCACTTCCAGCCCCGCTTGGCCGTCTCGGCGTAGATAAGTTGAGTCTGGTCTCCGGAGTCCACGAGTATCATGGCCCGGTGGACGTTCAAGGCCGCCACCATCTTATCGAGCTCGCCCCAGGTATCCACCTTGGCGAAGGCCATCAGACGCGAGTGCCCGGTCACCGACCACCGCCGGCAGACCAGATAGAAGTGACCACGCTGGCAATCGATGCCCACTGTGCGCATCGGGACCGACCCTGCGGGCGCATCCTTGCGGGCCACCACCTTGGCCTTGGGCGTGATCATGGCCTCGTCCTCCCAGTCGTCCCCGAGGGAGTAGTCGCTGGCCGTGGCCGCCGCCACCATCGTTCCGCCGTCGTCGCTCCAGGGCAGGGCAAGGTACTTCTGCTTGAATATCTGCCGCCCGCTCTCGTCGCCGTAGGAGTCGCTGGCCTCCTTGGCCTTGAGCATGTCCACGCTGAGGGAGCCCCAGCTCGTCGAGGCAAGGGCGTTCACGTGCAGGCCCACATACCCCTTTTTCTGCGCCACGCCCATGGGCACGAACTCACCTTCGGCGTTACACTTGTTCCGCGTCTCGTTCGTGTCGGCCAGCCTTGTGCCGCACTTCGCGCACTCGTACGTCGTGCCGTCCTCGACCTTGCGGTGATCCCAACCCGTGTCCGTCCGGGCAGACTCTGGGAAGCGGATGAAGCTCCAGTCGTAAGCCTGCAGATGCCCGCAGCACGGCGCCTTGAAATGCCACTCGCGGCGGTCCGTCATCTCAACCAGGTTGTGGAAGTCGTCCCCTACCAGACCGGGCTGGCTCGCGTAGAGTTTCTTGCTCGTCCACTCGTACGCTTTCGTGCGGGCCATGGACTCGCCCAGGGCGGAGCGTGGCCACTTCCACAGCTCGTCTCCGAACACAAACCGCGTCGAGATGCGCTGCAGGTCCTTCGATGTGGACGCCGAGTTATTGTAAACGATGGTGCCGTCCGCGAAGTCAATCGTGTCGCTCTTCGCGTTGTCGTGCACACTCAGGTGGTCACGCACCGCCGGCACGACGTTGAAGATGGGCCGAAGGTAACGCAGGGTGAAGTCCTTCGCGTTCTCCTGGTTGTCCATGTAGATGACCATGTTGCCGCGATCGTTGGCCATCAGGTAGGTCGCCGCCAAGCGCATGGTCAGAGTCTTGCCGCACTGGATTGCCCAGGGCATGGCAAGCACCCGCGTCGAGGGCTCGAGGAAGATGCGCAGCGCATGCCCAACCCACGGCCAGCGGTCCGGCCTGTACCCGCCCTTGAACGGCGAGTCGGGAATGTGCGTCACGTTGCGGGCGCACCACGCCACCGGGTCGGCGTTGTCGGGCGGCGTCAACGTCTGGCGCCCGATGGCCAGCAGGTCCGCCTTGTTCACTTCGTCCCGGCCTCCAGCGCCTTCGACAGATCTGCCCGGGCGGAGCGTGCCCATTCACGTAGGGCCGCGTGCGCCGTCGGCGGGTCGTTGGGGTTCGCTTTGTCGCCGGCCTCGACGTCCAGCTTGTCGAACTTGGCAAGCACTTCGCCCATCAGCTCGACCATGGCCTGCCTTGCGTCGTCGGCCTTGATGTAGTCACGGGCCAGCAAGGCACGGCGCTCCTGCTCCTCCTCCAGATTGATGAGGGTCTTGAGGCTCTGGTTGTACGCGGTCTGGTACTTGCCCTGGTTCGGGTCGCCCGTCTCCATCGCCGCCTCCCAAACGCCGCGAGCCCGACCCACTAGTCCCCGGTGTTCATCGATAGTGTCGGCCAGTGAGCCGTCATCTAGCTCGGGCACCTTGGCCTTCGGTGCTCCACGCCGGCGGGCGGCGGCCTTCTCGTCACGCCAGGCTTGCGCCGCTTCCAGCGAAGTGTCGGGCATGCCGTCCTTGATCAGGATGCTGACGCGCTGCGCAGTCACGCCGAGCCCGGCGGCCAAGTCTTTGAGCTTCATTTTCGGGGGTTCTTCCTAAATCCAAGGTTTTTGCACTTCCTGCTCTTTAAAAAAGAGGGGGGTGCTGGCGCCACGCG